CCGAGGGCCGCAAGCTGGCCCGCGAGGCTGAGGTCCGCGACCACGCCATCGACGCCATCGACGAAGCGATCATGAAGATGCGCGAGGACATGAAGGGCACCCGGAAGGTCTTCCGCGCCAACGAGTGGATCGAAGAGCCCCTCGTGGTGATCAAGCCGCAGGACGTGGCCCTTTTGATTGACCGGCTTCAGGTCCTCTTCGGGAAGCCGAGCGCCATCACCGAGGAGCGTTCCCTTGGAGTCAGCCTCTCTGCCACTGGATCCCTCGGGCCTGACATTCTCCGAGGCATTGTCGAAGCAACTCGCGGGCTCGTCCCCGGAGACGCTGGTGAGTCTCCGCTCCCACGCATTGGTGGCCCTCGCAAGAACTGATGGGCCAGAGGCGGTCTTCGCCTATGGCGAACTGGTCTTCGGGTACGTTCCCTCGGCGCATCAACGCAAGATGGTCGCTGAGACCCTCGATGCGATGTCCCGCCGCGAGAACGAGATCTACCTGTTGCCCCGGGGTGGGGCGAAGACCACGTGGGACAACACCATCCTGTGTAGCTGGCTGGTGGGGAAGTACCCAGATCTCCGCATCGCGATGGTCTCCAACACCGACACGCAGGCCAAGGACTTCTCCCGGGCCATCAAGTACACGGTCGAGAGCAACCCCCTGCACCGCGAGGTCTTCCCAGACAGCAAGCCCTCTCCGGCGAAGTGGACGGACAAGGAATGGCTGGTTGCTGGCTCGCGCTGGCATACCTCCAAGGACGTCACGATGTTCGCCGTCGGCGTTGGCGGCGCGATCATCAGCAAGCGCCTCGACCTGATCCTGATGGACGACATCCTTGACGAGGAAAACACCCAGAGCGTCGACCAGCGGCAGGCGGTCGAGGTCTGGTTCAAGAAGACCCTCAAGCCGTGCCTATCCCCTGATGGGGTGGTGGTCGCCATCGGCACCCGATGGGGCGAGGAAGATCTGTACGAGATCTTCATGAAGCCGCTCGCCGATGGCGGGATGGGCTGGCGTAGCCACGTGGTCTCCGCGCTCACGGAGGGTCCTGATGGTCGGCTCGTTTCGTACTGGCCTGAATACTGGTCGGTTGATCGACTGCTCAAGGAGAAGGACGAGATGGGCTCTCCACTCTTCTCCTGCGCCTACCAGAACGACATCAGCGGACTCCTCGAGGGCAACATCTTCCATGGGCCCTTCACCCACTTCGACGTCCTCCCTCCCGGGAAGTGGCTCCTTCGGATGGGAGTCGACCTTGCCTCCTCCGTCCGCGAGCGAGCTGACTACACCGCTCGAGTGACCACGGCCGAGAACCTCGAGACGGGTGACTTCTTCGTGCTCTCGGCCTACCGCGACAAGCGCGAGTCGCACCACACCGAGTTCGTCCATGACGGCTGGCTGGCCTACCCAAACATCAGCATGGTGATCGTGGAGACCAACCAGTTCCAGTCAACTCTGGTCCAAGAGGTCATGGAGACCTACCCCAAGATCCCCATCGAGGGCAAGAAGGCGGACGTCGACAAGACGACCCGCGCTCGAGCGGTGGCCGCGAAGTACGAGGCCCACAAGGTCTTCCACCACTCCTCCCTCAAGGGATCGGCGTTCGAGGTCGAGCTGCTGTCCTTCCCCAAGGGCCACGACGACTTCGTCGACGCCCTCGGGTACTCGATGGACCTCGGCGGGCAGGAGTTCTTCTACGGCAGCCTGAAAGTGAGAACAGCCTGATGGCACCGTTCAAATGCCCAGATTGCAACGTGTGGTGGGTCGGGCCCGAGCATCGGTGCGCCCAGCCTCAGGTGGGGCCCGGAACGAATGCCCCCATGGAGGTCCCGTGGCGCTGGACTCCCTTCGTTCCAGCTCCGATTACGAGCGGGATGGTGACCGAATGCACCTGCTTCATGAAGGGACGTACCCTCCCCGAGGTGGTGCTCTGCCCCGTCCATGACATCACGACGGTCCTCTACACGGGGAACGCGTGATGCTCCAGTGGGATGAGCCCTCTGAGCTGGAGTTCCGCGACGGGAAGCGGACGGTCCCGCCGTACATCGCCCATCTCCTGACCGGGATCGAAACGTACCGCCTCACCTACGACGAGGCCATCGCTGCCGCCAACAAGAAGCTCGAGTCCGACTTCATCAACGCCCAGCAGGACAAGATCCTTGCGGCGCACTTCAAGGAGCCGCGCTGATGGCCTTGTCACCCCCGAAGGTTCGCGGAACCCTGACGACCCCTGCGGGCCGGAACGCCCTGAGGAAGTCGCTCTACGGGTATCGCACCTCGCCCAAGAACCTACCGAGAGGCAGCGCCACGCTGGCCTATCAGAACAAGGGTCGGGCATCGAAGTCGTCTGCAGCCCTGTTTCGCAACTGGGCCGAGCACTCGGAGTGGATCCGCGCCGCGATCAACATCCGCAAGACGCAGGTGTCTTCGGCGGAGTGGGACATCGTCCCTTTCGACTCCACGCTGGAGTACAACAAGCCGCTCCAGAAGGAGCTTCGGGCCCTGTTCAATCAGCCCAGTCTGATGGTCGAGTCGTTCCGCTCGTGGATCGAGCCGATCATGGAGGACGTCCTCGTCCTCGATGCTGGTGTGATCGAGAAGGAGCGAACCCTCGACGGCTCTCTGGCCTTCCTGCACGCCGTCGATGGCGGGTTGATCAAGGTCTCCACGATCTGGGATGGGGATCCCGACGAGAACCGCTACTGGTTCTGCCCGACCCCGACCTACGAGGTCCCCTTCAAGAACCGCGACATGGTCTACATCATGGCGAACCCTCGCACCTACTCGGTGATGGGGCTCTCGCCGCTCGAGACCCTGAAGCTGACCATCGACGCGGAGCTGAACGGCTCCCAGTACAACACGCGACAGGTCACCAACGCCGCACCTGACGGGATGCTCGACCTCGGCGAGACAGCCCGCCCAGAGCAAGTGGAGGGCTTCAAGTCCTACTGGCTCAGCGAGGTGGCAGGCAAGGGTGCCATGGCGTTCATCGGCGGATCCAAGGGCGCGAAGTTCGTGCCCTTCCGGGGATCCAACCGAGACATGCAGTACCAAGAGTGGCTGGTCTATCTGGTCCGCAAGGTGGCGGCCGTCTACGGCCTTTCCCCTCAGGACCTCGGCCTGACCATGGATGTAAACAGGGCGAACGCAGAGACACAGGCGGACATGACCGAGGATCGTGGTCTCCGTCCTCTGCTGGCGCTCGGGCAGGATTTCATGACGCGGGAGATCGTCTGGGACGAGTCTTTCGGGGGCCCTGAGAACAACCTCGCCTTCCGTTTCCTTCGGCTCAACATCAAGGAGTCCATGTCAAAGGCCAGCATCAACAAGCTGGCGCTCGCAGGCATGCCTTGGAAGCCGATCAACGAGGCGAGGATGGACGACGGCCGCCCCCCGATGGGCGACCCCAACGACGAGAACAACCCGTACAACAAGCTCATGGCGAACACACCTCTGGGCGTGGTGACCGTTGACAAGGTCCTCAGCGCCGCCGAGGTGTCTGCGCCGCCGCCCGCCCCGGCGGCTGGACCGTCGAGCAAGACGCCAGCCAAGTCGTCGAGCAAGGGCATGATCAAGGAGTAGTCAGTGGCCGCAACCATCGTCCTGAGCGTCTCGACGTCTTCAGGTCCAACCGTCACGGACTCCGTGACCGGCATCGACATGATCAGCGCCGACAACGCCGTCAACACGCTTGCCAACCGGCAGGCGAACCCCATCACGGTGGGCACCAACTCGTACGAGAAGTGGGTCCGCCTCAAGATCACCGCGACCCCCGCGAACTACGTCCAGAGCTTCAAGGCATGGTTCAACTCCACCGTCGACACGTCGACGACGCTGAACTTCACCGGGGCCTTCGTGACGTACCAGCAGGGGACCACGGCGACCTCCACGGTGGCGAGCGCGAATGCCACCGCGTACACGTCGGGCAACAAGGCGATCTGGGACAACGCCCAGTACACGGCCGGTCAGCTCAACGCGTACACCAAGTACCTCGCGATGCAGCTCGCGGTCGGAGCGACGGCTGGCCCGGGCAACTGGACCCAGCAGACCGTCAACTACAGCTACGACGAGGCGTAAACCATGGCAGTCGAGAACAAGGACGGCATCACCGTCCTCCCCAACAAGTACGCGGAGAGTGAGGGCGTCTCGAACAACCCCCTCTCCACGGCCTTCCGCCCCGAGAACAAGAACCTCGTCCTCGGCCGCATCGCCACGGTCCATCGCCCCGGCGACTTCGTCGATCTGGTCCTCAACGGCCACGACGACGTCAAGGAGGCGTGGTTCCGGGTCGTGGGGCCGTCGACCAACAACACCCTGCCGTGTGGATTGGAGCGGCCTCTCCGCGCCCAGTTCCTCGTGCAGGGCTACGGGACCTACAAGGTCACGTTCACCGACGGCAAGAACGATCTCGGTTCGGCCGAACTCGACATCGAGCGCGACGACATCGAGCGCGACGTGAATGGCAACCCCAAGCGGGGTCCTGTCAGCTCCGAGCGCGTCACCTTCCAGCCGTAACCCATGCTCGATCCCGAGCAGATGGTTTTCGATGTCCACGAGCTGAACGAGGTCGTCTCGGCAGCCACCGAACACGCAGAAAGGATCAAGGAGATCATGGCCCTTCTCGACGGCGTCACCGCCGCCCTTGCTTCGCTCGCGACCGACGCTTCGGCTGCAGTCAGCCGTGTGACGACGGATCTCGCCGCCGTCGTGTCGGCGCGTGACGCCGCCCTTGCGGACGTCACATCTCTTCAGACTCAGGTGGCGGCCCTCCAGCCGATGACCGTCACGCAGGCCGATCTCGACGCGCTCACGGCTTCCATCGCAACCCTCGCGACTGCGGTTCAGGCCATCGACGCGACCGCTCCGGCCGCGCCGGTCGTTCCGGTTCCTCCGGTCGCCTAGTTCACTGACGGGGGTGCCGTAGTTCGCACGCCTGCGGCACCCCCACCCCGAGGTATCCATGCACCAGTCAGTGATGGGTTTCGTCGCGCTGGCGGTCAAGAAGTACGACCTCAGGCACAAGAAGGTGCTCGAGATCGGAAGCTACAACGTCAACGGCAG